CTTAGTTTTTTCCTATTGTATCACAATTTACGGTAATTGTACAACCTTCTTTTCAATTAAAATTTGTCTATTTTTTAGATGCTCATCTTCGATATCATCTTTCGATTGACCATGATAAGCAACACCGACATGATCAGCAATCATTTTTGTGCACAGAGTAGTATCACCTACTTTAAAGTCAGCAAGTATTCTACCAAACTTTCCTGTTCCATCTTTAAATGTAATCAGCGTTTGTGTACTTCCTGTTGGTAGATGTCCTTTGACATATGCTTTTGCATAATTACCAAATACTTTTTCTACTTTATCTCTGGTTCTTGATTCAGGTGTATCAATACCCATGAATCTTACTCTTTGATTTCTCAACCAAACATCAAAACCTAGATCTATATCTATATCTGCAGTATCACCATCTATAACTTTTTTGATGACACACTTATAACTATAATCCATTATTTTACCTCGTATAATTGTAGACCTCTCGTTCCATCATAAACGAATGCGTCTAATCCTGTGTTGTTAAGTATATGAAATGCTTCATCTATTGTGTTAAGTATTGGTTTACCTTGCACATTAAACGATGTGTTTAAGAGAACTCCACCGTGATGTTGAAGAATCTCATATAAAATCTTATTTTGTCCCTTTGTAACTGTTTGTACTCTCGCAGTATTGTCGACATGTGTTACGGCAGCTAATTTCTCCTTATGCTGTTCTTTTACTTCTAAAGCAAAACTCATGTATTGCATGTGATGATAATTGCCTGACATAAAGTATTTATCTACGTCTTCCCTTTTACAAATAGGTGCAAATGGTCGATACCATTCTCTAAACTTTACTTCTGCATTCAGTTTATCTTTCATTCCAGGAATTGATGGATCACATAAAATCGAGCGATTACCTAATGCTCTTGGACCAACTTCTGAGTTACCTTGAATGAGACCAATGATCTGACCTTGTTTTAATCTATCAGCTATATCTTTCTCAGTTACAAAATCATGTTTTGTATAGTATTCATTTAGTTCATCGAGTATTGGTAGTCCAGCATAAGTAGCATCAACTTTATTTCTGTCACCATCGTTTCTCAATCGATACTCAGCTAATGTTCCAAATGATAATCCTCCATCTGCTGGATTCGGTGGAACATATAGGTCTATTTCTGGAAATTCATTTTTAATTCTTTCATTTACTAAAACGTTCAGAGCTACTCCACCTGAAAATATAAGTCTATTATCGTATTGCTCAATTTTGTTATAGTGCTCTCTAATTTTATCACATACTATTTCTTCGATAGCGACTTGTAAATTCTTAGCAAAGTCATAACCATCTTGTCCTTTTAAATGTGCAATGTCTCCTGGTTTTATTGGATCAGTTTTTGTTTTCCACCAATGTCCACTATCAGTTTCTTTTTCTACTAAAATTTTTGTTCTTTCTACAACTGCAATATCATAATACAAATCAGGTTGTACACTTGGAAATATTTCTTTTAAAAATTTTAGAGACATAAAGCTTTCTCTCTTTACTTTTCTACTTCCACGATAACCAATTACTTCATTATTTAAAACATTGTCATTGATTAATAATTTTAATTCATTTTTTAAATCTTCATTATAATTTCCATAAGCAGATAATCCCATAACCTTTCCTGCTATGTCTAATTGATTATGTGTACTCAAAGCAACGTCTTCAATAAATGAACCTAATAGATTCATATTCCTTCCCATATTTGCATGACTATGCCATCTTTTTATAATGCTTCCATCGCTTTGAATAGTAAATCCATTAAATACACCATCATCTCCACCTCCATCAGCCGTAATAACATAAGCCGAAACAAATGGAGATTGTTTCCATCCACAATAAGCATGAGCTACATGATGAGGACATCCATTGACAACATTCTTTGTGTTGAGAGTATATTCAATCACTTCAGGATTTACTTGTTGATGGAAAAACCATCGATCTGGACAAGCAGTTCCATTGATTACCGTATGGAAATCATTTTCTATTCCCCAATATTTTTTTGCTAGTTCTAAAGCTTTAGGAATTGCTTCGAGCGGATTTACATATTCATCCCTAAATGGAAGGTAATGTTTTGTTTCCATACGAGCATGCTTAAGACCAAATAGTTTTTCAATTTCTACAATATGATATGAATTGTGTGCTGAGCTGTAGAAAGTTATGTTTGCGTTGTGACCTGGATAGATCGATATAATATTTTTATTCATTTGTTAAATGTTTTGAGTGAATTTTACATCCGATGAACTCATTATAATAATCATCATTAAATAATACACTTCTATCTATTTGTTCTTTAATTTCATAGTAAGAGCAATCTGCTCTCTTTTTACAAAAGTGCAATATTTCTCTGTGATAGTTGTCTGGATTTTGTGCAACGTTTTCTTGTAGTTGCTGATTAGACCCATAATATTCCTTCCAATCAGATTCGACGATCGATCTTCTTTTTCTTTTTTGCCCTTTTAAAGGTGGAAGTGTTTTCTTTTTCCAAAAGAATTTTTTACCTACATACTTTTTATTTGTAGATTTTTCTGTTATGAGATAGACGAATCCATACCAATCATCAATAGGACCTTCAAAAGGTTGTTCATTATAATACCACATCGAAAATATTTATTCATGATTTAAGTTGATGATTTTTGCCTCCTCTCCACACATGCAACAGAAAACTGGCATTTCATCAACATTATAAACTGTAAGATGAGTATTTGTCTCACAGTAATCACAGTTTATTTCATATTCGTATTCTTCCACTACGCAGCTCCCCAAACATCATCCCATTTTCCAGTGAGTGCACCTCTTGCATAATCGGTTGCTCGATTCTCAAAGAAGTTTGTATGAGTAGGAGCATTAATCATTTCTTCTACCCAGAGTAGTGGATTTTTCTTAACTTTAAATATTCCTTTCATACCTAAAGCAATTAATCGTCTATCAGCAATGTAACGAATGTATTGCTGTACATCTTCCTTCTTAAGATCTTCCATTGGACCCATTGCAAATGCTAAGTCAATGAATTTATCTTCTAGTTCTACCATCTTTGTAGCGATGGTGTATATCTGTCCCTTCAGTTTATCATTCCAAACGTCCAAGTTTTCCTCGACATATTGTCTGAAAAGTTTTATCATGGCTTCACAATGCTGTGTCTCATCAACGATAGACCACGTAACAATTTGACCCATACCTTTCATCTTTCCATGTCGAGGAAAGTTCAATAGCATAATAAAAGAGCTGAATAGTTGCATGCCTTCGGTGAAGGCACTGAATGCTGCAATATTCGTAGCAATCGATTCTTTGGTTCCATTCTTACCAGATAGTTCCATAAAATACTCATGCTTATCTTTCATAGACTCATACTCAAGAAACTCATTATAGGTTGATTCGGGCATACCTAAAGTTTCGATTAAGTGTGAGTAGGCTGCAACGTGCAAAGCTTCTCTAGCAGCAAAACCTGCTAGCATCATTCTTACTTCTGGTTGAGGGAAGTAAGGTAAATAATTATTGACATAACCACCAGCTACATCAATATCTCCTTGTGTAAAAAATCTGAATATGTTTGTGAGAAAAGTTTGCTCTTCTTTGGATAATCTATTTTTCCAGTCCTTAACATCCTCAACCATAGGGACTTCTGTATGAAGCCAATGAGATTGTTCGTGTTTTAGCCACAGTTCATAGCACCATGGATAGTTAAAAGGTTTAAAATATGTTCGTTCGTCTGTTAGTGCCATGTCACCCCTCACATGCGAGACAATCTTCATCGTTAACCAATGCTGTCATGTCTATTTCTTTAATTATTTGTCGTTCTATTCTATTTGTAACTTTATCAGCTTTTCCAACTTTTTCAGATCGACAATAATATAGCGTTTTACATCCATGTTTCCATGCCATAAAATGTACAGCATGTAAATATTTTATGTTAACGTTAGGTCTAAAGAATAGATTTAGCGATTGCGCTTGATCTATGTACTCTTGTCTATCAGCTGCATGTTCAACTAACCAACGTTGGTCAATCTCCATTGCAGTCTTAAAGACATCTTTTTGATAATCATCAAGGAATGATAAATGTTGGACAGATCCGTCGTTCGCTATAATTGAACTCCAAACCTCATCTGAATTTAGTTTCTTATCTTTCTCACAGCATTCGTCAATTAATGCTACGAGATATTTATTCTTATTAAGAAAAGCACCAGACATTGTATCTTGTCTATATGCATTTGCTCTCCATGGTTCAATGCTTGGTGAGGTATTACCCATTATGATTGAACTGGATGCATTCGGTGCAATGGCCATAACATGTGAGAATCTAAAACCAGTACCTTTTGCATCTGGTGCCTCACCTCTTTCTTTACCTAATTCTAAGTTAGCATTATCTAATCTCTCACGAATTAATTTAAACATTCGTAAGTTTGCACCTTTGGCCATTGGTCCTTCAAACGCAATACCTTTTCTTTGTAGATACGCATGAAATCCTAAAGCACCGATACCAATGGATCTCTCTTGTGATGCTGAATATTTTGCTCTCTTGACTGAGTCAGGTGCTTCATCAATAAATTGTTGTAGGACATTGTCCAACATTTCAGCAACGTCTTTTAGAAACTGTGGATCTTTACTCCATGCATCGTAGTGCTCTAAGTTAACTGATGATAAGCAACATACAGCAGTACGATCTACACTTGTTGGTAGAATAATTTCAGAGCAAAGATTAGATTGATGTATCTTTAATCCTTTATCTTTTAACCATTGTGGTAATTCTTTATTTGATGTATCAATAAAATGTAGATATGGTTCACCTGTTTCCATACGTAATTCAAGTATCTTTTGCCATAATGCTTTAGCTGATACTGTTTCACGTATTGCACCACTATGAGGATCAATTAAGTTCCAAGAATCATCCGCACTAGGATCGACCATACACCTTTCAATGAGTTCCATAAATCGGTCAGAAAGGTTGATGCCATGGTGCATGTTGAGGCATCTAACATTGGGGTCGCCTGTAGGCTTACGCATCTCAAGGAATGGTATAATATCAGGATGAGAAATATCCAAATAAGCAGCGTAAGACCCACGTCGAGTCCTTCCTTGACGATAAGCCAAAGAACTCGCATCGTAAATCTTAAGATGAGGCATAACGCCAGTAGACTTATCGTCAGCACTACGTATTCCAAAACCAATTCCAACTCCTCCTCCCAACATTGAGAGCCAATTTGTTTCACTCAAATTTTGGACCAAACCTTCTGCAGTATCTTCTATATAGTTTAAAAAACATGAGATAGGCTGTCCTCTTCTTGATCGACCATAAGATAAAATTGGTGTTGAATATGATAACCAATGTTTACTTGCATAGTCATAGAGTCGTTGAGCATGTTCTGGATTAGAACCAAATTGTTTACTCACGAAAGCAAAGCGATGTTGAGGAGAAGTCTCATCCTCTTTCATGTAACTTTCTTGTAGTCTTTGTATGCCAAGCTTATCAAATAGCTCATCACGACTCAAATCAATTTCAATATCTAAATAATTTTGCTTAGCCATTAGTTCTCCATTGTATCACAGTCGTGATTAAAAGTACAACTGTTATTCCTCTTTTGCTTTATATTGCCAGTCGTCTGTGTGACCAACACTCCACTTATCACCATTTTCTACTTGGTAATTTTGAGTGCATACTTTAAAATCAGGCACTCCTAAATCAGATGGAATTAGACTCGCATCTTGGAACAATACACGATTATTTGGTTGAATCGCAAATTGTCCATTATCAAGCTTAATTACGTTAAAACTTTTATGCTCTTGATCGAGCTCTGACACACAACAATTCGTTAAATTATTATCTGCATGGCAATTATCTATAGTAAAAAGATAGTCACCTGAATATAATTTTTTGTTTTTTGCGAAAAATTTACATCTCGACAAAATTGGTTTTCTGATGACTGTCAAGTGATAGTCAAAACAATCCCACAATTGTAAATGATCTAAAGGTAACTCATCTGTATAATCTTCTTTCCAAACAAATGCGCTGATTGGTAACTTATCGTATAAAGCCCCATAATCAGTGAGCAGGGTTTCGAAATACAAAGCTCTGCTTCTTATGCTTTTAACGGATATCCAATATCCAGGGGTGAGTTCACCATGACCTTTTTGGTGATCGTATAGAAACTCTTTTCTTACAAAGACAGGTGTAGTAGGTAAATCATGAACAAGAAATGCCACGATTATTCTACGCTAGTTATATTTTTTACCTCTCCTGTTACCAGATTTCGAAGAACGACTGCTGCGTTTCTATTTGTTTGAATGTATGTACGAACAGCATCTTCATATAAGCCACTACCTAAATACTTTGCCCATCTCTCATATTTTACACGTTGATTGTTTTCAAATCTTTTAAAAACGTGTGGAGGAACATCAAACATTTTTCTTTTCTTTTTTCTTCGAAATACGGGAACAACAGAGTTGTCATCACCTGCTCCAGCTACAGAAGCTGTAGATGTACCACCTAATTCCTCTGCTGCATAAAACCAATTCTTAAATGAGTTCATCGTGCTAACTCTCCTGCTGACAAATATATTTTTCTATTTGTGTTTACGTGAGTTGCTTCATAGATGTTAATACCGAAGACTTGTCCAACTGGATTATTTGCTTCAGATTCAATTCTTACTTTATCACCTGCATAACATTGTTCGTCTAATATTCCATTAACGATTTTGGTTTCTAAAATCTTGTATGTTCCTGGTGTAATTGATCCGTCTTTTAGAATTAGCCAATTCATTGTTTGTTCTAAAAGTTCAGATGCATCAATGTTTGATTCTTTAAGTATTTTGTCTAAGTTCTTATCAGTTACATTGTAATTTTCTTTGATCAAAAATAAAGCAGCAGCATAAGAAGCAATCTTAGAGCTTCCTCCTGGTGCTTTAGCAAGTAACTTTTTGATATTAAATACTATTCTATGGAAAGGAGTGTACGCTGCTTTCTTTTCTGGTGTATCGATGTATGGTACACCTTTCTTATCTCTCTTTCCTTCTTTGTCTATGATGCCAAGTTCGAATGCCTTGGTCTTTTCGAATGGAGTAGTCAGAAGTCTTAAGAATCTGAATGTATAAACTAAGTCAGCGCCTCTTGTTATAATACTCATTAAATTTCTCTAAGCCTTTCAACTATCAGTTGATCTTGTTCTATTCCAGTGTATTGAGTATTCTCAATAGCACCTAAAAAAATTAAAAATGGTTTGATGACAGGCCAATGTCTATCGTCTAATCTAAACTCTAGCATTTTAAGACCTGCTTGTACACCAAACACGTTAAAAACACATATCAGATGATTGAGTATCAACCTTTCTGATAGGTTATCGTTGTCTAAATAACGATTTACTAATCTTTTTATATACTTAAACCTTTTTAAATCTTCAAAAAAGTCTTCAGAATCAATACAAGTAGGATTGTAATAATTCTTTGCTGCATACAATAAGAAGTTCTTATCGTTAAGCTCTTCAAATAATCTCATACTAAATTATATATAACTAACTTAGTACCTCGTGAATTTTATCTAATATAGTTTGTTTCGTCCAACTTGGTTTCAATTCTAAATTTAATTGTTCACCTAAAGCAACTAATTGAGTTTTAGTCATCTTGTCCAAAGAGACGTTATTCATTGGAGCTTCGTTTAACATCTCTGGCTCTGATACTTTTTGCTCAACAACTGGTTTTGGTGGTGCAACAGGTATACCGTTGTACTCATCAATCTCAGCTTGTGTATGCTTTCTTGAAACTAACAATTCACTACCATCTGGTGCTTCCCAGCCTCTTAAAGTAGGTACTGCGCCTGTACACCAGGCAGGTGGTTTAATCGCCATAATATACTCCTTTGATTAGTTACCGCCAGCACCTTTGATGTCTTTTCCACCAA